GCGTATCTTTCCTCAGGCAGCAGACCAAGAACATCAATGGCGAGTTGGTCAATGGGACGGGTCAACAGCTTTCTCAGGGGATCAAGAAAACACGATACTGATTTAAGAAGAAAAAAAAGAAGATGAGCAAAAATCCGAGAACTACTGGAGAACACATTGTTGCCTTATATGGACACATAAAAGGTTTAGCGAGAGAAATAACAATCATAAAAAAAAATCATTTAAAACACATGCACGATGATATTGAAAAAATAGATTCTAAATTTGATAAACTTACTTCATGGATTATTTATGGAGTCGGTGCAGTTGCAATTGTGTTTCTAACTCAAATACTTTACATTTTTTCTAAATAGTTATACAAGTCATACTTGTATGACTTATAAATCTATTTTGTGCATATCTGATTTACATATTCCTTACCACCACCCACAGGCATTTGATTTTTTAAAAGCATTAAAAAAAAAAATTAAACCTGATTTAGTTGTAAATGGTGGAGATGAATTAGATAAACACGCTTTGTCATTCCATGATTCTGACCCTGATCTTCCTAGTGCTGGAGATGAATTAAGAATAAGTAAGAAATATATTTGGGAACTCAAAAAGATATTTCCTGATATGATATTATTGCACTCTAATCACTCATCATTAATATATAGAAAAGCATTAAAACATGGTATGCCAAGAGCCTATTTAAGATCATATAATGATTTTTTAGAAGTAGATAAAAGATGGAAATGGGTTGATGATTTAAACTTAAAATTATCAGATGGTTCAGAGTGTTTCTTTACGCATGGCGTTTCGGCAGATGGCATCAAATTAGCTATGCAATATGGAAAAAACGTCTGCCAGTTTCATTTCCACTCAAAATTCAATATTCAATATTTTAGCAATCCTGATAATTTGGTGTGGTCTTTACAATGTGGTTGTTTGACGAAACAAAGTTCACTTGCCTTTGGTTACTCGAAAAATTTTCGTTTAAGATTTGTAATTGGCACTGGTGCTATCATTAATGGACAACCTATGTTATATCCGATGATTTTGAATAATAAGGGAGAATGGATAGGTAAAATTGTCTAGTTTAAAACGCCATAGAGCCACACAGAGAGCCATTGATAAACAAATAGGTGGTACACACTACAAAGGCAAAATACAACCGATAGAATTGATAGTTTCACATAATTTAGATTTTATAGATGGTAATATTGTGAAATATGCAGTGAGAAACAAAAAAGGCGAGAATCTAAAAGAAAAGTATGATAAAATTATACATTATTGTGAATTAGCGAAAGAATTAAAATGTGGTTAGCTTTACTTAAAAATCCTCTGACAAAACTTGTTGCAGAAAAAACTATTGGTGCAGTTACACATAAACTTAAAAAAGATCAGATTGTTAGAGATAGAGAAATAGAAAATGCAAAAAATGTGGATATACAATCTCTAAAATCTTCTGACAATTCGCTAAAAGATGAATGGTTAGTCATAGTATTTAGTTTAATTTTTTTGGCACATTTCGTGCCAAGTTTTCAAGACTCTATGGAAAGAGGTTGGCAAATATTAGGTTTTGCTAGTGATTACTTTTGGATAATTATTTTAACTATTGTTGGTGGATCGTTTGGTTCATCGTCAATAACAAAATTTATTAATAAAAAAAAATAATATCTATATCTATTAAATAATTGTATTAATGATTATGGACATTGATGCAGTAATTATAGAAGCAGAATTTGAAATAGAAAGCAAGTGGCGACCCTTTGGTCATTATATAAATTTAAGATTTATTGATGTTGTTCCTAACAAACCAAAACTAAATAACACTTTGTATGAATTAAGAAAACAAGAAGATATAGAGATTGTAAATTATCATTACACAGAAACTCCAATAACCAAAGACACAGATATAAAATATTTTGATGTAACTATAAACTAGGGTGGTACTAACAAAAGAGAGCATTAAAACGACCACCCTAGCAAATCACTAACTCTCGCTAATGACTTTATCTACTAACTGATAAATAAAAGGATCAATCCAATTTTTCGTTAGTAGAATCCTTTAAACCTTATTAGTCAAAGCTAAATCTCTTTTTAACTCTGATTGTTTCAAGCTGACATATCTATCAATATTGTTGTATTTATATCTAGCTTTTACTAATTCTTTTTCAGCTTCGGCATATTGTTCTACAATTTTTTTATACTCTGGGTCTATTCTTGCTTCATGTTCTGCCTCTGACATTGTTTTGACTAATTTTTTGTGTTTAATTACACAAGAAGAAAATGTACCTTTTCTGCCCTCATCTAAAATAATTACTTTCTTTTGCCATTCTGCCCAATCATTAGATGCTTTTTCTAATTTTATATATAATTGTTCGCTTAAATTCATTTTTTCTCCTTTAACATATATTTGAATGTAGAAGTCAATGGATCAAATTCTAATTTATCACAAGATATTAAAAATAAAGATACAAGTATAATTAATGCTATACTAAATCTTTTAAGATATTTGTTATGTATTGGTTTGCCAAATATTATCATGGGTATTGCAACATCTCCTCTGCTTCTGCTTCTAATTGTTTTATTTGTTGTTTTAAACTATGGTTTTCTTTTTTTAATTTATCTATAAAATTACTTTGATTTTTAAACTCCATATATAAAGCTTGTAATTCTTCTGTCTTAAAAGCGAGATCACGTTTCAATTGTTCAATCTCGCTAATAAGTTTATTCATGTTTAAAATGGTATCTCATCGTCCATATCAGACATTTTCTCAACTGGTACTGCATGATCTGGTGCAGATGGTTGAGCCTGTGTCATAGGTTGTTGAGTATATTGTGGCATAGATTGACTTATTGGTTTCATACCATCTATGTTTGGTTGTGGCTTATATGGTTTTATCATCATTATAGTATAAACTAATTGGTCAGTTCCTTTATCGTATTGATGAGGGTTAGTAATATCTTCGATTTTACCTTTTTCTACTAATTTATAACCAGCATTATGATATTTTTGAACCTCTGGTGTCATAAACCATTCGGTAATTTGCGATAAAGTGTACTTTCTTTTTGTTAAACTACAAGTATATTTTATTTTATCACAATCTGCACTATATTCATATTTTGGACTTCGATTACCAGTTGGTTTTAATTTTTTTGTCAAACCACAAAAAGGCATATCAAATTTATTTTTTTGTTGCATTTTCGTTTTCCTTTCTCCATTTTTTTAAATTATTTTTAAAATCACTTTCAAGTTTATCTAAATAAAGCATAGCTTCAAAGCCTTTAAAATAAGAATCATCTAATTGTAAAACATACATAGATACCTTTTGATCTTTTTCTTTAGGTATATTTACAATAGCAAGTTTTTGTATTTTAAAGTCTGTTGTTTCTTCAATAAATCTTCTGTACATTTCGACTTGAATAGCTTGGTCAAAACTATAATCTCTGCTTGTTTTCCAATCAAGAACTGCATTTTGACCATTCCAAGACTTTTTTGTAACTATAACATCGTTAGTTCCACAAAGATCAAATTTAGCACTATACAAAGGCAGTTCACTTTTTACTACTATAAATTTTTGTGCTTTCCAAAATCTTAACCATCTTTCCACCATATTTTTTAATGGTTGAGATGTTGGAATAGCTGGTTGTTTTTTACTTTTAAAATAAATATCAATCCAATCGTGAAGTTCACTTCCTATATCTTTACCAAACGATTCTTTTTTTTCTGCAATTTCTGTGACCCTACTAATAAAATCATTTATTTTATTTAATGGTTGGTTGTCTTCGAGCATTATTTCTTTTATCGCATCATATCTATTTTGTTTATACCAATTTTGCAAATCAGGTCTTGTTCTTTTATTTATGGTTGATGTTACACTTGATTTTGGTTTTTCATCAACGTAATACCTATATCTTTTTGCATTTGGGTCATACTTTATTTTATTACCAAATTTATTTTCCAGAAATTGTTTTGGCATTTTTCTCTCCTTTATATTGTTTTTTATTTTTAGCTTTAGAATTAATTATTGCACAATATTCATCTACTAAATATTCATGCGTAAATTTTTTTCTCATGATTGTTCTATCCATAGCTTTAATTCTTTTATCTTGCCATGAGATTTGGTTAGGTTTTTCCATGCTCTCTCCTTTATAGTTTATAGATTATAGACACTAAATTTAGGCTCAGTATCTTCTTTTTTGTTAAAATAATATTTATTAGAAAGTATAGTCAAATCTTTATCTAAAATTGGTTTGATCCAATAATAAAAAGGTACTTTAAAATATTGACTTAAAGCTAATAATCTTACTGGATTAGGTAAATTAGCACCTTTCTCGTATTTTTGAATTTGTTGGAATGTAACTCTGATAGCATTTGCAACTCTGGTCTGCGTTTTTTTGTTAATTAACCTAATCTTCTTCATTTGCAATCCAATGATATGATTGACGACTTTTTCGTTATGGTCATCGCTAATATTCCATTCTTCAAGCAAATTATTTATAGAAGTGTTTATTTCTTCTACATTATTATTTTTTTTCATAAAATCCCCATTCTTCCTTTTCTGTTTGTGGTAGTTGATTAAAAGATTGTCTAAAACATTGTTTGCATAATAAACAATCGCTGAACACAGAAGTTGATGAGAAAAACCATGCTAGTTTATCTGAATCACTTCTGAAACATTTAGCACACATATAAGCCAAAATTTTTTTTTTGATTGATCTTTGTGGCATTAGTTAAGTACCGAGTGTCCACGTCTAGTAAGACATTTTCTCATAATAGACTCATACTTTGTGTCCATTGTTGGACTCACAGACCAATACAAAATATTACTAATCATGTTTGTATTATTTTTTGCAATAGTTTGACAATGTTGAGTATCGTTAGTTATTTCTTTTGCCTGGTCAGTATCAAAAGTTCCAGATCGACCAGCAGTATCAATGATTGGTTTGTATGCACAAGCATTAAGCAGAGTACAAACTATCCCTAGTGTTAGCATCGTTTTTTTCATATCTCTATCCTCTCTTTAAAGAACTGGTTGATGATATTTCATCATGTGCATTTTAAACTGCAAGTTCTTCTTTTTCTGCTTCAGCTTTGAAAGGCGAATCAACAAATCTTTTTCCTTTACTATTGTCTTGTCTAGCCTTTCTTGAACTTGAAACATCTTCTTTACGTTCATCTTTTTTTTCCCTTATAAAAGCTTCAACGTGATTACCATACATTGAAACTCCATTATTAGCCACATCTTGTAATGTAGCATTTGGTGGATATGCACCAAATTCTTTTTTAAAATGTTCTTTCCAATCTTTGGACTTACATTTTATAATTGATACTATCATATTCTCTCCTCTGTTAGTTTATGATTTATTGGTAAAACAAATCGTTTTTTATCAACTAACTGGTCTGGAATATTTAAAATGAGGAATGATTATACAATGATCTTTATAATCATCTTGATATATACTTCCCTCATTTTCACTGATTCTATTCCAAGCTAAAGTTAATGAATGTGCAAGTTTTACTTTTACAAAATCATTCTTGCTTAAATATTTTTCAAAATACCAAATGTTGCCACCATCATCATTCATATTTCTCATAAAAGTATCTATAAATTGACCACCACTAAGACAAAGATCACATTCATCTAGTTTGTCAAAATCATAATCCATTATTTGACCAGTACCATTACAAGATGGACAAGTTTTTCTTTTGGTTTTAAATTTAATTTCAAATTCGCAATCGTGAACT